TCATCCTTGAAGGAGTCACGCCAGAGTCGTCTACAGATACCGACTAAGCTGATTCCGATATTCCAGGGAGACGCCAGGTATAGGTGTGCTTACGGTGGTAGGGGTTCAGGTAAGACTAGAACCTTTGCCATGATGACAGCGGTCAGGGGCTACCAGTGGGGCATGGAAGGGCGAGAAGGTATAATTCTCTGCGCCCGCGAACATCTCAACTCCCTTGATGAATCGTCCCTGGAAGAGGTCAAGGCCGCCATCTCAAGCGTGCCGTTTCTGGCCGACTATTACGAGGTTGGGGAAAAATACATCAGGTCCAAGGATGGTAAGATTAGCTACGGGTTTTCTGGCCTGCGCCGCAACCTCGACTCCCTCAAGAGTAAAGCGAGGCTGTTACTGTGTTATGTAGATGAAGCTGAGAGCGTCTCTGAGTCAGCCTGGCAGAAGCTAATACCATCGGTGCGTGAGCATGGATCTGAGATTTGGGTGACATGGAACCCGGAATCAAAAGAGTCGGCTACCCACAAACGATTCAGGCTAAACACTCCAGACAGCTGTAAAATTGTCTCATGCAATTGGAAAGACAACCCCTGGTTCCCTGCGCCTTTGGAATTGGAGCGCCTGGAAGACCAGAAGAAGCGCCCAGAGATATATACGCATGTATGGGAGGGAGACTTCCTAATACACACAGAAGGCGCCTACTATGCCCATGAAATGCTGCAGGCCAAGGATAGGATTACCGTTGTACCGTATGACCGGCAGGCGTCAGTAATCACGGCCTGGGACCTGGGTATGGCAGATACCACAGCGATATGGTTTGCCCAGTATGTAGGCCAAGAGATACGCATCATAGACTTCTATGAGAACTCAGGACTAGCCCTGGACCACTACGTCAAGATTTTGCAGAGCAAGGGATACAACTACGAGCAGCACATCCTGCCGCATGACGTCAGGGTTAAGGAGCTAGGAACCGGCAAGTCTAGGATGGAGGTGTTACAGTCACTAGGCTTGAACGGCGTTGAGGTAGCGCCTATGCTCCCGGTAGAGGATGGGATCCAGGCGGTAAGAACAATGCTAGATAGGTGTTGGTTTGATGTAGACCGCTGCGAGAGAGGGATAGACGCCCTACGCCAGTACCGCAGAGATTGGGATGAGAACGGTAAAGCATGGAGGGGTAGGCCTCATCACGATTGGTCATCTCATGCTGCAGACGCATTCAGATATCTTGCAGTAGGATACAAGCCCAGGCATGTATGGGGCGGCCCAATTCGCAGGAACATTCAAGGCATAGCTTAAGAAATATGTGCTAAACTTCAGCGCATGGCTATTATAAACAGACCACTCCAGCGCAAAAATGAAAGGCGTGCCAGAATAGGTATGTCACCCTACCAGGCGCCAGATCCGCAAAGCCAGGACATGACAAAGGCCCTGCTTGATTGGGTTGCCTTGTCTCAGGTCCCAGGTGTAGCAGATGCTGCAGGCCTGTTATCAGACGCCAGAATGTATCAGACCCAACCCGAATCCAGGGGGCTGCTTAATTACGGCCTTACCGCCCTGGGTGTTCTCCCGCTTATTCCAGCACCATCAATGATACGCAAAGCCGTACCGGGCGCAGAAAAAAGAATAACAGACCGGGGTCTTTCAGAGGTGCAGGTAAACAAGATGGATGGCGGCGAAGCAGATTATGGCGTCATGTCTAGCAATAACCTGAACAGAGGGTTTCTGTCTACTAGGCGAGACACTGACCTTGCTGGTAATCCGTACTTGATTTCAATGGATAGCAGGGTTGATCCAGGCTTCCAGCGGCAGGGTCTCGGACAGGATATGTATGACGCAGTAGAGCAGATGGAAGGAATACCGTTTGCGCCAGATGCGCTATTAACCGAAGCTGGAGCAAGCTTCTGGGCAAAAAGGAACCCAGAACTGTTGCGCGGATTACTTGATACCAATAAGTATTTTGCAGAAGGAACTCAAAGCATTGTGCGAGACGCCCTGCAGAAGGTGCCAACAAGTAGTGGGATGCCAGACTGGTACATGTCCTTGTCGCCATCGCTAAAAGTAAACCCTAAGAGCAAAAAGCCCTACGATCATCTGCCCTACGACCCATCAACATTTAACACAATACCAGAGGTGTCACAGAAGACCCAGGTAGCGACAACTACAGGCACTTACAAAAAGGCACAGGAATTGTTGCCTTCAGGTAAGACGCTGGACTATGGTTCAGGAAGAGGGATAGGCGCAAAAGAGGTTGGCAGCGACACGTTCGAGCCGTTCCCGCGAGAAGGGTTTAATCCAACATTTGCAAACACGGCAGATATACCGGCCAACTCATACGACAACGTGACATCTTTCAATGTGCTGAATGTGGTGCCAGAAGATGTGCGCACCGGCATAGTCCAGGAAATTGGCAGGGTCCTCAAGCCTGGCGGAACCGCTGTTATCTCAACAAGGGGTAAAGACGTTATGTCCGCCCATGGGATGCTTGGACCTGAAAGCCTTTCAATAAAAACATCTGCAGGTACCTATCAGAAAGGGTTTATGCCAGATGAGCTGCAAGGTTATGTGCAGTCAGTATTGGGCGACGGGTATATGGTAGAGAAGACTAAATTGGGCCCTGCCGGGGTCATAATTAAGAAACAATAGGAAAGATAATGGCTGAAGAACCTAGAAATATGCCGCTAGAGCGCAAGAATGAGCGTAGAGCAAGAATAGGTATGGATCCTTATGTGGCCCCAGATCCTGCAGAACAGGATATGACTCAAGCTTCATTGAACTGGCTGATGGCGTCACAAATACCTGGTGTTGCTGATGTTGCAGGCTTGATATCTGATGCCAGAATGTATGCTAATGATGAAGAAAGCAGAAACTTCTTCAATTACGGTATGACGCTGGCGTCTATTCTTCCATTTGTACCGGCGCCAAGCATAGTAAAACAGGTTGGGGATGTAGCCGCCAGGGCCGCAAAAGAAATCCCTGGAATGGCCAAAATGAACAAGTTCCTAACGGACGAAGAAAAAGCTTTGTTTGATACGCCACGGTGGAAAACCGCTGCAGAAAACACTGTAAAAATATACAAGCAGCTGCCCACCGCAAAAGAACTTGCTGATGTAGCAAAAGCTGGTGGAGCAAAGAGGGGTTGGTATAAAGAGTCAACCGATGCAATAGATAATATATTTTCAAACCCTCAATTCCCTGATGACCCGCAGCGTTTTACAGCTTTACTTGCCGCGATGTCACCACAGACGTCAGTAGAATCTAACCTTAAAAATGCCCTGGCCACATGGGGCAACTGGAAAGCAGCTGGAAGGCCTACGAGTCAGAGTCAAATACTGGATGTACTTGGCCGGTCTGTAGAAGGTGGCAAAGGCGTAGAGTCTGTCCTGGGAGCATGGAGAAATAATTCGTTCAGGGCTTTGGCGGCGCCAGATGCAAGAAACTTGATGGGTGATGTTGGTCTATCAGGTCCAAAGGTACAAAGTTTTTCAAGAAACCTAGCAGGTGATTTTAACGAGGTGACGAATGACGCCTGGATGTCAAAGTTATCAAGTGTAGACCAAGACTTGTTTGGAGGAATAACAAGAAAAGGCGCGGGATCTCGCTTTGTTGATGAATATGGCGCATTAGGGATCAAAGGGCCTGGCTACCTAGCGCAGAATGCTTTAACCAGGGAGGCTGCCGGTCTTTTAGGATGGACTCCAGCAGAAGTTCAGGAGACGGCCTGGTCATTTGGGAAAACATTATCAGATCTATCTAATAAACCTGGATATGTAGTAAAAGGCTTAGAGGCAGCAAACCTTCCGGTGCCTGAAGCTTATCGAGGCATGCAAACTATGCCATCGCGCCAGGTACTATCAAGAGGATTACTCACAGATGAAGCCATTGGTTCCACGCCAGCATTTGGGGACCTTATGTCAATGGAGCCATATAGAGGCCTTCTTGAAGGTGCTGGATACAACGTCCCAGCTCAGTCAGGCAGAACTATTAATATGACAAGCCCGTATGATAGAATTGGTGTTGGTCCTAATGAACTAATGAAGACGCCAAGTGGGAGGAATATTATGAGAAGCGCCGGAAGATTAGACATGGTGCAAAGGCGATCTGACGCGATTAGCGCGGTTGACAGATCGTTAGAACTGCAAAGAAAAGCGACCACACAAGAAGAAATAAACCAGGCAAATGCGTATCTTGGCCGGGCAAAACGTCAGTTAAAAAGGTCAGCTTCAGAATTACCCAATATGACTTTACCTCCCGCTTATAGAGGATTGCTGCAGTAAGCTAAAACAATTTGCGGTGCGCAACGTAAATAAAAGCCTCTTTGGTGCTATACTCTGTCCATAAACAGGGTAGAACCAATGGCTATAACTACATACACAGAACTCAAGGCAAGCATCGCAGATTTCCTGAACCGGGATGATCTGACGTCCGTTATACCTGATTTTATCTCCCTGGCCGAAGCCCAGATGGAGCGTGAAATACGTCACTGGCGCGGTCAAAAGCGGGCTAACATCACTATAAACTCCAGGTACACATCAGTACCAGCTGACATGATACAACCTGTCAGATTGCACTTAGATGACGGTCTGAGCAGCGGGTTAAATCTAACCACCCTGGACTCAATGCTTGAATACCGCGTTAATACCGGAGATGCCCAGGGCAAGCCTAGGTACTACGCCATTAACGCCGAAAGCATAGAAGTATTCCCAACACCTGACGCATCCTACACAGCGGAATTTCTATATTACGAAGAGATAGACAAGCTTTCCGCAAGTGTCGCGTCAAACTGGATATTGAATTATCACCCTGACATATATCTTTACGGCGCATTGCTGCAGTCAGCGCCATACTTAAAGGACGATGCCAGGATACAGGTATGGTCCGTGCTATATGCTGGTGCAGTTGGGTCAATCAATAATGAGAGTAATAAATCTAAAGCTAGTGTCTCAGGCCTGAGACTCAGAATACGGTCCTACTAGCCAGGAATCGAGGTAAATTAAATGGCTGATACAACTACCACTACCTATTCGCTCACGAAGCCCGAAGTCGGCGCATCTGACGATACCTGGGGAACCAAACTAAACACAAACCTAGACGCCCTGGATGGTCTCCTGGACGGCACAACGCCTGTACTGGGCATTGATATAAACAGTGGGACCATAGATAACACTACGGTTGGTGCCACGACAGCAAGCACAGGATCTTTTACTACCCTCAGTGCGTCTGGGGCATTCTCTGCTGTTGGTGGGGCTACTTTTAGTTCCAATGTGACGGTTGGAGGAAATCTTAGTGTTACAGGCGATGCGACAATATCTGGCAATCTTACTTTTGGTGATGCTGCTACAGACACGATTAACCTGGCTGCCGACATTGCGTCCAACATACTGCCATCTGCTGACAATACCTATGACATTGGCGCTACTGGTGCAGAGTGGAAAGACATCTATATTAATGGTGTTGCGTATGTTGATTCTATTGATTTGGCTGGCACTGCTATTACCGCTACTGGTGCTGAACTTAACACCCTCGATGGCATCACAGCTGACGTCACAGAACTTAACTACACTGATGGCGTTACCTCCAATATACAGACACAGCTTGATAACAAACAACCTCTCAGTGCTGTTCTAACAGCCACCACAGCGTCTTTTACTACTGCTGATGAAACTAAACTAGATGCAATAGAAGCGGGTGCTACAGCAGACCAGACAGCCTCTGAGATACTTACTGCCGTTAAGACAGTAGATGGAGCTGGCTCTGGGTTAGATGCTGACCTGCTTGATGGCAATGAAGCCACAGCATTTGCTACTGCTGCCCAGGGTACACTGGCTGACTCAGCATTACAGTCAAGCGACATAGGCGTAAGTGTACAAGGATACGATGCAACGATATTAGTTGATGCAGACATCGGTGCCAATGTATTAGCATACGATAGCAACCTGCAATCTTTTGTAACAACCTTTACCCTTCCCACAACAGACTCTACTGCTGGCTATGTCTTAAAGACAGACGGTGCTGGGACTCTGAGTTTTGTTGCACAATCAGACTATGATGAAAGTACAGTAGCTATTACAGGCGGCACTATTGATGGCACTACCATTGGTGGTACTACCCCGGCTGCTGGTTCGTTTACTACGCTTGATACTACTGGCAACTTGACTGTTACTGGCACAGGCTCAACCACAGGAAATTTCACAGTTGGCTCGGCTGGCTCTGCTGGCTACACAGTCTTAGGAATACAAGGTGCAACAGGTGGCGCACTTGATTGGTATGCGGGTGCAACAAAGCAGTGGGAAATATACAACACAGCAGGCGTTTTGCAAATTTATGACGTTGTCAATGCTACGCCTAGAGCAGATATCACTACAACGGGCTTTGATTTGTATGGCAACCAGACAATAACGTCTAGTGCGACTACTGGTAATGCTTTTTCTGTAACAGACAATTCTTTAACTAGCGGCTTTGGCGCTATCATTCAGACCAATTCAGGTGCTTTTACAGGCTCTATGCTTAGACTTGCGGCTACTACTCCCGCACAGACAGGCTCGCTCCTAAATATGTACCAAGGCGGTGACGGAGCAGGAATTACTTTAAACAACATTGGCACAGGCAACTCAGTCTTCATTGACAACAACGGCTCTGGCAACGCTCTCTACACAGACGGTGGTGATGTTGTAATAAACAATGGCGACTTGACTGTTACTGGCAATGAAACTGTAACGGGTGATATAAGCATAGGCACTGCGGCTGACGTTGATAAAGTTATTGGTCGAGTAGGCTCGTATGCTGGAGGGGTAAGGTCGCTAACATTAAGAGCAGGTAGCACAAGTGATAACGTTTCTGGAACTGGTGGAGCGTTTATAAAATTAGGAAATGCGCTGAACGCTGGTGGCAATTACGGGATTATCAATTACAGCGCCAACGATGGCGGTGCAGGTTCAGCGGCACACAAGTTTGACATTAAAGGCACTGAAGCATTAATCATAGATATAAATGCAGACGTAACCATCCCCAATGGCAATCTCTCAGTCACAGGACAATCCATTGAAGAATACGC